ATGCCAACCCGAGTAAAGCTCCTGTACTTTAAGCCGGCCACAGCCCGCGCACGCATCTGGCCCCTCGGCATCGCACTGAGATGGACTCTTGGCTTGATACCCGCCCCACAGTTCCTCACCATGGGCCATACCGAGTATCAGATGTCGGACCTATCCGAGCTTTCGTTCTGGATCTTTGCCATTCGGGTCGCCCTCACGGGCGAAGCGATCATTGTCACGAAAGACGGATTGTGGGACCCCGCAGGCAAGGTCGACAGTGGTGGCGTCCACGCCTTTGGACGTGACTTCGAACTGCCTTGACAACTTGAAGTCGTGCTAAATTCACATCGCCATCGGTGGACTCGCCGGAACACCGCATCGGCACCACGCCCCAGCCCCCTCACGGGTTGGGGCGTTTTCGTTGAACGTGCGCTACTACCAGGGCTGGTGGATGCAGTGGGTCGCCGAGTAAGCCCCCACCCCACCATGGATAGATTTATCGCGTTTGCGAGGCATACGCCGACCTCTCTAGGGCCATCTGCCCAAGCCCCGTCACCAAGTGAGATTCTCGATGTATGTCGAGCAGTCAGACTGGATGGAGCTCGGCATCGCGGTCGACATTCTCGTGGAATCGACAGAAATGGATTGAGAGTTTCATTAGGAACAAATAGAACCCAATTTGACTCAGGCTAACGACCCTAGAGGCATTCGGATCCGCGCGAAGCGTTTCCACCGGCATCGAATAGACATCGTCTAAAAAAACAACATGCTCGTCTTCCAGCCATTGGCTCGGAGGCATGTAGAAGACGCTTGTCACGTGCTGCTGCCGCATGGATTCCGCGATAGATGAAATTCTCTTTTCCTCGATACCATTCCTAACCATGGCATCCCCCCATGCTTTCAATGGCACGATCGGAGCGAACAACAGAGACGGCGCCCTCACCCTAGCGTTCTCGAGGGCTACATCGCAGGTGTTGGACAATACCAAGCCACGCACCCACCGCCGTTCCGTGGTGTGGAAGTTTAGAAGTTGCAATCTATTCCAGCAGTCTCCCTGAAGGAGCTCTTCAGCATGACTTCCCATGAAATAATTAACTCTAGGGAAATCGTTCAATGCCTTAACAAAACCCTCCTGCTTCGGCTTTGTTAGGTAAAGAGGAATGCGGTCAGCAATAGCATCTACCGTAATATCCATTGTTTAGGTATCAATATAAAGATCCCAAACGGCCTTCGCGTGGACAGCAGCGATGTCAGCGTCTATCTCTCGCTGCGACGAGGCCAACTTCTCGTAAAAACTCAAGAACTTTGAGCTAAACCCGTCCGCCGACGGAGCAGGCGCCATACTCTTAAACACATCCACTGTCTCGAATTCGCGAAGCTTTGCGTCAGTACTCCACCAATGAAAAGAAGAGGTAAGCGGTCGAGCCTCAGGCAAATCTTTCGACGTATCAGCAAAACTGGGCGAAGCTGCCAAAAGAGCAGCCAGACCCAACACATGTATGGACGTCGAAATCCGACCCGAACCTTGCATGCCACCGACGTGGTAGTTACTCATAAGAAGGCCCCATTGAATCGATTGCCAAGTCTGTCAACATCGAGAAAAACAGGCGCTTATTTCCATCATGCAGCGAGGTGAGCCACTCCGATAAATTCTCTCGAAATTCGACCATCTGGATGGGTGGATCGCACGTCACTATCGAGTCAACATCGATCACCATACCTGTTTTATCAAAGCCAATCTCCGGGTTCTGCACAGTAGCAGGGGCCGCAACCGTCAGCACATGGGTTGCTGGAGCTTCTTTTATTTCACCACGCAATTGATACGCGCCATTAACTTTGCGCTCGCCGCCAATCAAAATCGATAACTTGACGCGGTCATCATAGTTTTGACCCGAGATTTCTTCAATCAAATCTACGTACTTGAGTGAGTAGCGCTCAACTGCCTTGACGTAACTCGTCGCTTGGATGCGATCCAACAAAATGGATATTTGTCTCTGAAAAGCCGTCCATCCTGGGTATGCACCTCGGGCCCCAATAACGACAACTCTATCACCCAATGCGACACTCGCGTCCTTCAACCGAATGCGCATGGTGGGCTGGTACCGCAATTCCGGCGTAGCTTGGCGAACCGGCTCAGGAATATCCGCAATAGGCAGTCTTTCCACCGCCACCTCCCCCGGCACCGTCCCACTGAGCAGCACACCAGGCAAAACCACCGCCAAAGACACCGGTGCGTCCACCCGCATTTCGAAAAGTGCGTCAACTAGAGGCACCTTCGATAAGTTAGTGGGAACTGGTCTAGCCGACATGGGACACTCCGAACCGCAGGGGGAAAACGCGAATGTTACTACATGCCGTACTACAGAATATTACACAATACGACATTGTGGAGCAACGCCTTAGCGCCTCAGGCCGAGATGATGGCGGCACCCCTCAAGCATGGCGAGAAACGCAACAGCCGCGCGAGAATCTGCCCGGCGTCATCTCGCTTGTAGCTAACACGCAGATGCTGTTATCGCCCACCTTACACCACTATCGACCGTCTCGGCAGAGCTTCGCCCACGTTTCGTTCCGCTCCAACACCTGCCGGCGCACCGGTGGCGGCGTTCGGTCCACTTGCGCAGCCGAGTCGAAGTAGATCGGCCGCGCATGGTCGCAATACTCAACGCCCACCCTGGCCGGGGCCGCGCACCCAGCCAGACTTGAGGCGATCAGAAACTGCATCATCGTCCATACGGGCAACGTCATCCTCCACATTGCGCACCTCCTGGCGAGCTTTCACCGCCTGTTCGTTGATCTTCTCGTTGCGCTCCTGGCGCTCATCCGCACGGCCAGCGCTGCGCCCGCGCAGGTAGACCAGCGCCACGGCGGTCATCGCCGCCAGGGCGGCGACCACGTAGCCCCATATGCGTTGTACAAATGCGGGCATGGTCAGACCTCCACGGCGGCGAGGGCCTGGCCATACAGCGCCGGCCAGGTCTGCGGATGCGGGCGCCCAGGCCGCCAGGTGCGCAGGTAAAGCGCCCATCCGGCGTCAGCATCGCCGATAGCCGGCAGCGCCTTCGGATCGGTCCACAGCAGCAGCCGCGCCACGCCGGCCGCCAGTACGTCGTCATACTCCAGAGCGGTGTAGATGGAGTCCGGGTTGCAAGCCACGCTGCGGGCCTTGCACAGCGCCGCGAGGTGATCCTTGCTCGCCAGGTGGAGGTACACGCCCCACACGCCGCCGCGGCTCGCCCGCATGCCCTTTTCGAATTGCCAGTAACCGCGGGCCGGGCCGCCGATCTGTTGGCGGTGCATGAACCGGCTTTCCTGCAGGCCGATTGCCAGCAGCATGACGCGCGCCGCCGGGATGTCCATACTGGCCGGGAGTAGCGCGAGCGCCGGCTTGATCGCGTTTTCGATGATCGTCTTCAGGTTCATCGTCATTCCTTCCCGCCGCGACGGCTCCACGGCAAGCGCGCCGTCAGTTCGTCCACCCAGGCCATAAGGCCGATTTCCTTGATCCGCGCGACCCACCGCATGTAGCCTCCCAGCAGCCACCACGCAGGCAGGCCGGCCAGAAGCGAACAAGGCCCCAGCACATAAAGCTTGGCCAGCAATTCATCGTCGCCGCCGCCGTGGTGTGCCAACCATGCCAGCGACTCGGTAAGGGCCGGGAAATACGCCAGCACGGCGGCCGCCACTGCAGGGCCGAAGAGGAATGAGCAAATCACGGTCGACACCGTGCGTACCACAAACTCCCGTCGCGTTCGCGGCGGCATGATCAGCAGACCCAGCACCGCGGCTAGCGCGGCAAAGGCCCCGTGCGCGGCGGCCACCTTGAACGCCGCCCCCGCCGCCAGTCCAGAAGAACCAGGCTCCATTCGAATACTCCCTTGATGGGTTCGCATTGCTGCCCTCCCGTTGTGTGGACGAAAAAAAACCCGCCGAAGCGGGTAAGAGAAAACCTAAATCAAAGGCCGGTCACGTCGATGATGGTTGAACTGAATTGCGTCCGACGGATATCCGGCCAGTTTGACGGTGTCGCACTCGGCCCATAGTCCTCGACACAGATCGTCTGACCGATCGTACCCCCGTCCTGTTTAGCCATCTGCCACATGCGAAACTGCATAAACTGCACGCCGGGGCCGACGCCTATTGGCACCTCGGTCTGGCTATTGCACATGTTCCCCTGGATGATGGCCGGCGTAATTCCAGGATAGACACGCAGCGCAAAGCTGGGCGGAAGGCCCGAGCTTGTGGACGGGATATCGTTTGCCGTTCCACTCCAGAAATCGGCCATCCGCATGTAGTCGATCCTGGAATCAAACGTCTTCACCCATGAAGCGTTCTTGACGACCATTCCGTACCGCTCCCCGCTCGGGATCGACGCCTCGATGGGTTCGTCGAACACATACCACCAGATGGTGACCGGGGTGCCCCCAGGCTGATAGCCCAGGAAGTTCAACGACATGCCACTGCCGCTAGGTGACATCCCGTAGAGCGTGGCGGCGCCATTGGATCGAAACGCCACAATCCCGGCGTTGCGCGCGGTGTAAGCGTTGGCCTGCCGGAAATTGCCGTGAAACCACCCTTCCGACGCAGTGATTACGCCCTTATCACGCAAGGCGAAATTCTTGTACGTACTGTCAATCTGGATTTCATTAGAACCGTTCCGCGCCCTGAAACCATAATCCGCCATTACCCTAGAACTCCATATGTCACCCGAGCGCTCGCCCTATAGGCAGCGGGCATGTCGAAAGTCCAGCTCAGGGTGGTTCCGACGATCGAAATGATTGGAACCATGGTGAAGCCGATGCCCGTCCCCGCCACCGCCGACAATTGATAGACCGGTGCGCGGCCGGCGAACTCCGGTACGCTGATCGAACCATCCGAAAGCCCCGTGACCAGTTCGCCGATCCGCCGCGGCAGGCGCGTTGTGAACTGGACTTGGCTCAACCCGCCAGCAGTCTTTGTTCGTAGTCCATAGGTAGCCATTACGGTAGATACCCCAACGTCACACGATCCACGCCATTCGGATCGAACACCACCACGTTTTGGCCGTTGATCCGAAGGCGCCCCCCGCCCGGTAACGCGCTGTTCATTTCCAGCACGCCGCCTTTGTCGATACGCCACCCCGACACGCCAGGCACGTAGTCGTTCGACTGGATGTAGTTGCCGATCATGGCGTTGGTGATCCAGCCGTTGCCGATAAAGGCCTGGTTGATGAACGTCTGCCCGTTCTGGATCACAAACGGCGTGGTGACAACGCCGTTGATCAGGTTGATGAGCGCCAGACGGTCGGCCAAGAAAAGAACCTGCGTCTGCATGCCCTCCGGCGTGTTTTCGACGCCTACGCCCATGCCGGCGCTGTAGTATTTGCCGTCCACGGTTACGCCGGCTTTGATGCTCACCATCGCATTGAGGCCGTCTTTCACCTGCTTGATCTCGGTCGCCGCGTCGCCCCCGGATTCAATTTCGGTGATCAAGTCCTGCCCGAGCATGGACTTCTCGATCTTGCCGCCTATCTGCTCCAGGATTGGCGTTGCGTCCGTACTGGCCTGCCCGCGAATACCAAGGCCGCTTTCCGAGGGATACCAAGCACCCGCCACGCCGTTCTTGTCGACCAGACGCGCCCAAAACCACAGTTCCTGGCCAGCGCGCAGGCCCAGCAGCGTGTGCGTGTTCTGCGGGTAGGCGAAGACGCCCAGCGGGATGGCCGACTCGAAGCTGGAATTCTGCGAGTAGTAGATTTCCGTGCGCTCGATGATCGACGGCCCAGGCGGCAGGCCCCAGTCCAGCTGGATGGCGAACAACAGGCCTTTGGCTATCAGGCTCGTCACCACCGGCGGCGGCCCGACAATGCCATCCAGCTGCGTCAACGTGGACGCCGTCCAGATCGACGCCACGCCCAGCGAGTTCAACGCTCGCACGCGGAACGTGTAGCCGCCGGCGTAGATGTTCGGCACCTCCACCCGCGTGTAGCCAGTGCGCGGCAGGTTGATCCAGTCCGAGTTGTCCCGGCGCCACTGCACCTCATAGGCCACAGCGCTGTCGGCCGCCTTCCATTCGAAAACGGCGGTGTGATTCGCAATGCCCTGGCTGACGATGTAATAGGCGCTGATCTTCGGTTCCGTGGGCGGCGACTGCACACCAGGCGGCACGACCGAAATCGGCGGGCGATCCAGGCGCGTGCCGAAGTCCACGTTGTTGAACTTGCCCGGCTCGTGCTGAATGGCCGAGATATCGGCCAGCACGCCGTCCTTGCGCTTGATGCTCAGGACGCGGAACGTCTGCGCCGACAGCGCCTCGGATTCCAGCGTCCATACGCATTCCGGCTCCGGCACCTCGGAAAACGGCGTCTGGACGTCGATATGCATGGCCGTACCGGGCAAGCCAATCATGTCCGTCGTCAGCTTCGTGGAGTCGTAGCTGTAGACGCCGCTGTCCAGCGTCAACGGCTCCCCCATGGCCGACGACACCACACGCGTTTCGGACTTTCCGCTGGGCAGGTTCACGGTAAGGCGGTCACCCGGCCGGATGCCCAGCTCGGCGTCGACCACGATTCGGCTTGCCGTCGCTTCCCGGATGCGCCCACCGATACGCCGGCCGGCCAGATGCTGGTCGGCAACGCGGATGATGCTGCCCGGCCGAACCTGGCATTGCTCCAGGCCGACGCTGAAGGTGACGCCGCGGGTCTCCAGATTGGAGGTCAGCAAAAGCCACTTTCCGACCCGGTTCGCCTGGCCGCGCGACGTGCATCCGAAAGCGGTGACCTCCAGCTGCTTGATACCGTAACGGGCAATGCCCTCCCGATTCTCGACGTACTCGACCTTCTGGCGCCCCATGTCCGTCAAGTCGCACCAGGACACCAGCGCGACGGTGTATCGCGTGTTCAACGCCGATCCGGTGTAGTTGAACCTTCCCTCGATGACGTTGGCCGACGAGTACGTGTAAACCGGGTCGCCCGGCATATCCGCCACGGCGATCACAGAGGAATTCGCCCAGTACGCCATGCCGCGAAACACCGATGCGAGATCCTGGATCACCCGGTACGCGTCGGCCGTCGTCTGAAGGTAGACGTTGCAGGTGAAGCGCGGTTCCTTCCCTCCGAAACCATCGTCCACCAGTTCGTCGCAGTAGCGCCCGATCTGGTACAGGCCCCACTTGTCCAGCCAGCCGGCCGGAACCCGCTCACCCAGGCCGTAGCGGTCGTTGCCGACCAGGTCGAAGAACACCCAGGCCGGGTTATCGGTCCACGCCGTCTTGAACGTGCCGTCCCAGGTTCCGATATAGGTCCGCGTCTCCGGGTCGTAGTTGCTCGGCACCCGGATGATCCGCCCCTTCATGTCGTAGGCACGCGTGGGCACGCTCTGAAACTGCGCGGCGTCGATCTTGATCCCAACGACAGCGGACATGGGGTAGCGCAGCTTGGCGTCGATAACCTCGGTCACGGCGTCGACGATGGTGCGATCCGCGATCGTGTTGCTGTTCGCGTTGGCCGTCAGGCGCCGAACGCGAACGCTCCACCCCTGTTGCGCACCGGCCGGCAGGTCAATGCGATGCGACCGCGCATAGCGCTGCGTGGTCTTGCCATCAAAGGCGCTGGCCAGTACCTGTTGGTAGGCGGCACCATCACGGCTCACGTCGATTGCGTACTCGACCCGATAGCCATTGATGCCGTTACTCGACGCGTCGACCTTGCTCAGGCCTTCGACGGCCAGGGTAACCCGCACAGCAGACAACTGGCGATTGGTGAACAGGCGGACCCAGGGTTGCGTGGCCTTCAGTTCGGTGTTGACGCCGATGGTGTTCTCGGACGCCGGGAAGCCGGGCAACGGGTCTTGCCATTGCGTGCCAGTCCGGAAGTCGATCGACACGTTGGAAAAGTTCAGCGAGCCGTCGGCATTCGCAACAGGCGTGCCATTCAGGTATACGTCGCGCAGCGCGCCACCAAGGCCATGCACAGGGCCGTAGATCTCGCCTTCGCTCAACAAATCGATGACGCGGGCATAGGCGATGCTATGCAGGCTATCCGGGGCCTCGCTGGGGCCTCGGCCACCACCGCCACCTTTGCCGCCCTTATGGCCGACGACGGGCGCAACTTCACCCTGACGACGCCCATAAAAAAAGGCACCCGAAGGTGCCTTTCTGCGTTGCCTCATTTTCATGCCTGATCCTCAGAGAATATTCCGGCCGAGACCGTCGCGCTGCCGATAATCATGTGTCCGTACAACACCGGCACCGGGTTGCCCTGGGCCGACGTGTTCACCGGTCCATTGAAGTTGTAGGAGGCGCCGTTTTCGGGCCGATCTGCGGCACTTAGCGCTCGCTGTTGGGGCGAGAGCATTTGCACCACACCACCGAGAGCCAAGGAAACACCCATGGAGAGCATCATCGGAGCCGCGATTGCGCCTTGCGAACCCAGCGCTGCAAAGCCCATTGCAGGCGCAAAATAGACCGCCGCGACGATAAGAGCAGCGCCCAACACGGTCTGGAAAAGCCCGCCGCGTTTACCACCAGCAGGCATTGGCGCGATGCGGATATCGGCGTCCCCGACCGGATGCGAAAGCTGGTCCTCCGTCAGGTTCCGCTGTCCGACGAAGCAGGCGTAGGCCACGCCCTGCCCTGCGCTTGCCGCCATCTCAGCCTCAAGGCCAGGCAACAACACGCAGAGCGCGCGGACGGCCTCTGCGGTGCTGTTGACTGCCAGCCTATGCACCCGGCCGAATCGCGCGCCCAGGCCCCCGTACAGGCGCACCGTGCGTAGTGTTTCGTTCATGCTTCACCCTTGATATCGCAGCACCAGGCGGGTGGCCTCGCGCCAATAGCCGCCATACACCACCCGTTCGGACTGGCGCCCATAGAGGTGGTGCAACATCGCGTCCGGCACCGAGAACAGGGCCGGCGCCTCTTTGAGCCCTTCAGCGCCCAGGAACACGCCGGCGTGGTTGGCTCGGTTGGATCGGACCTGCATCAGGATCACGTCGCCTGGCGCCATGTCCTCGCCAGCCTGCAGCGGCCGGAATCCCGCCTCGGCGTAGTGGTCCATGTACAGGTCGCCGTCGCGGCCTGGCTCCCACCAGCCGTCATCGCGCTGGAAGTCCAGCAGCTCAATACCGCGCTCGCGCTTGTACCAATCCCGCACCAGGCTGTAGCAGTCCAGCACCCCGTGCGCGAACTGACGGCCCAGCAACGGGGCCTGAAAGCCCACCGGCGTAAAGCCCCGGACCTCGCCCGCCACCACGGCGCCGTCGTCGTCCTTGGCCACGGCCACGATGAACCAGGGAAGGCCCGTAGCCTCGCAGGCAACGCGGTCCGCCTCGCTCGGCGCCGGCGTCTCGTCGGGATGCGAATGCACGATTGCCACGATCCGGCCGGTGTCTTCGGCCGCAGCGTAGTCGTCGGCCGCCAGCACGAAATGGTCGCCGCTGGCCGCCGTATTCCGGCACGGTACATACACCTCCCTGCGCGCCGCCATCACCACCAGCCCGCAGCACTCGCGCGGGTACTCGGCCACCGCATGGGCGCGGATGGCCTCGATCGTTTTCTTGCGCATGGTCAGCCCTCAGAAACAGAAGGGCCGCCAGATCGGCGGCCCTTTGTGGGTTGGAAGATGGCTCGTTTCGGTGGCCACCCCTTGGCAATGCGCCACCCGATCATGCCGGGGCTGACGCCGGAGATGGCGGACCATTCGGAAATGCACCGATCGGCGCCATCGACTGCAATCAGACGCGTGGTCCGCTTGTTTCGCGCCTGTTCTTGGTCTGTCGCCCAGCGGCAATTTCCCGGCTCATAGTCGCCATTCACATCGATCCGATCTATAGACAGCCCTGGCGGGCGTTCGCCCATATCCGACAGAAAGGCGGGGTACGAATGCCACCGCTCGCACACCTTTATGCCTCGCCCACCATAGTTCTTGAACTTGGCCGCGCTGGGCACCTCGCACCGCGCGATCATCCTTTTCCAGACTCGATATGTCTGCGTCCCGGCCTGCCCATGGGTGGTGTTGCGCTGGGTTACCTGCTCAGCCCGAAGACAGCCGCACGATGTAGAGCGCCCGTCCAGCAAGCTATACACATCAACGGCCTTCTCGGCGCCGCATTCGCAGCGGCACAGCCACTTCCTTTTCGACTTGGGGCCAATTGCTGCCCAACGTCCGAACTTGCGGCCAGTCAAGTCTTTGGCTCCGAACTTCATAGTTTCTCCACCAATCAACCGCGGATCAGATCCGCCGATGGGAATCCGCCGAACGAAATCGGCTCGTATTCACCGAATCGCTTCTTGCAGTCCGACATAAGGCCCGAGCAGCGATCGCGCGCCGGGTCCGTGACCGGGTTGCCGGCCAAATCGAACATGCGGCTGCCGGTGTAGCCGCAGTACGGGCCGCGGTAGCCGCCCTTGCGCAGCCAGCCGCACACGCCGGCGATGATCGGTCGGCTGGGCAGTTGTTGGCCGTCGAAGTCCAGCGCGCTCGACAACTGGAATTCCACCACCTCGGCGGTTTCGGCCGTCTTCTGCTGCACGATCCAGACCTCGGTCGGTAGTTCTTCGGCCGGGTTCGCGGTTGGGTTGCCTTCCGGAAAATTCTGGGCGTCAAGATAGCTGCCCAGCGTGCGCCGCACCCGCACCCAGGCGCCCACCAGGTCATCCAGCGCGATGCACAGCGACGAAATGACGCCGGCGATCGGCTTGCCCTCGGCGTCCGCGCCGATATTTCCGACAGACAGCGTGGGCGTGGGCTGCTGGCCGTCGCCCACCTGCTCGAAGCCTTCCGCCGTGATCGCCCACGGGTCGTACTGGTTGCCCTGCCACCAGATAGGGCCGACCTGCGTATAGCCATGGAAGCGCTGAAGCGTCCCGCCGATCGGCGTGGCGTCCAGCTCGTAGAGTTCGACCAGGTCGCCGACCTCCAACTTTTGCACATCTGCATAGATCCGCATGCCGTCCCCTATGCCTTCAACGTGGCCGCCAGGCCGAACAGGTCCAGGCGCTGGGCCAGCGTAAGCCCGAGTACGTCGGCCGCCGCGTGCAGCATGGCGCTGCCCCATTCGAACGCCTGCAACTCGTCCCAGGCGCGACGGTAATAGGCCGGCGTGGCCGGATCGTTCAACAGTTCTTCGAAGGCGTCGAATAGCGTCCGGTCCGGCTGCCCTTCCTTCGGATAGGGCGTGAGGCGCATTGCCTCGCGGCCCTGGTAGCGCGAGACCGGTGCCGGGAACGCCGGCGGCTCGACCCAGGTTCCATCTTCCGCGGCAATATGGAGATGGCCGGGCCGCTCCCCGATCATCAGAACCCAGCCATCAGGTCGATGACCGCCAACCTGTTGAAGGCCGAATCCCGGTTGTGCGTAGACGTTCATACTTGCCCCCTGATGCGCCACACCTTCACGCGAGCCGGTGCGGTAGTGAAACTCGATAGGTTCGGCTGGAACGGGTGGCCGGTGGCGGCCGGCGAGTCCGACGTGAGGTATGTGACTGCGGTCTGCACCACAATGTCGCCATCGTCGTACTGTGAGGCATAACACCCCATGATTTGACCGGACGTATTCACGATGAAGCCACCGCCAGGCGAACCCCATTTTCCATTGGCGCGAACTTCAAGCTGACACAGCACCCGATAACCAGGGAAAGGGTTAGCCACCACGTACCGAGAATTGACTGTGATGTTGGCCGGCGCCGCTGCGCTCCCGCCGTTGGGATAGACCATGGCGAACGAAATGGCACCGATCAAGCTCTGGAAGGCGGCGTTCAACGCCGCATAGTCGCTCGCCAGTTGGGCAGCGTCGGCCGCACCGGGATTGGTGACGGCCCCGAACGCCTGAATAGTCCAGACCCCAGTTGCGTTCAACGGGCGAGTTTCCGGACCAATTCCAGTCCCGTTGTTGACGGTATAGGTTGTCGACGCCCCCCCGCCCGATGCCCAGGTAGACGAACTGCCTGCGCTGGCAAACATAGGCGTCGTATGCGCGTGAGGCCCGACAATATCGACCTGCAAGAGTCCATTGGATCCTGCCGACCGAGCGCCATCGCCTCGCAGGAACACTGCGCCCACAGCACCGGCCGACTTCCCGTTCAAGTCGGGCACCCGTATCGTGGTCGAACCGTCGCCTGCGGTGAAACTGCCCCGCTTGAGCGGATCAGCCAGCCAATCAGCCTCAGGCACCACAGGCAACGTCCCAGCGGCGACCATGGCTGCCAAGTCGGGGAAAGTAGCCCGGCTGACGGTCTGCCCATCCGCCGGTATCTGGCCAGCGGGGATGGACGAGCGTAGCGGCCACCAGGCCACGGAACCTGCCGGCGGGCCCGTGGGGATCGGGGGAAGCTGGGCTGCCGGCACCTTACCGCCCGCGTCGAGGGTAGCGACACCGCCCGCCGCCGCCTTTTCGGTCGCCTTCACGGCGTTTCCCAGCTGGGCGGCGGGCACCTGGCTGCCCGAGTCCAGAGTTGCCACCCCGCCCGCAGCCCCCTTTTGCGTTAAGGGAATGGAGTCTTCAGCCGCCGGCAGATTGTCTGCGGGCACCTTGCCCAGTGCGTCGAGCGGCGCCACGCCCCCGGCGGCACCTTTCTCTTCCACCGGAATATAGTCCGCCAGTTCCGGCAGGTGCGCGGCGGGCACCTTGCCGGAGGCGTCCAGCGGTGCCACGCCCCCGGCCATGCCCTTCTGGGCAGCGGGGATCGCGGCGTCAGCCGTAGTCTTGGCCTCGGTGGCAATCTGCGCCGCGTTCATGGCGGTCAGCTCCACCGCGTCGACGCCCGCCTGCACCTTGGTGAAGTTGGCGTTGACCTTGGCCATGCCGTTGCGCAGCGGGTCACCCGTGCCGTCATTGTCCTGCTGGCCAATGGGGATCTGTTCAAGTTGTTCCATCGTGTCTACGGCCTGAAAACCTGTTGAAATTTCGCGGACACCGTGTAGGCGGTCCCGCCCATAGGCGAGGGGCTGTACTCCGCGACCTCGTAGTAGCCCTCAACACCCAAGGGCGGCGTCCACAGGAACGAACGGATGCCGGCATGGCGATCCAGGAAGTCGACGATTTCCTGCATCTGCGCGCGCGTGCCTGCGAACTGCACCGGCCACGACTGCACCTTGTTGTTGATGCCGTCGCCGACCACCTGCCGGTAGCCGTCGCCGAACTGCGCGACGTGCCGCCGGAAGGTGGTCGTGCCGGCCGGCTGCCCCACGGGCTTCCAGCGAAACGTTTCTGTCGTCATACCCGACCATTCCTCTTGTTCCAGTTGGCGCCGCCTTGCCGGTTGGCTCGGTCGATTTCTCGACGAACGACCGCCGTGATGCTGTCCGACAGCCGATCGCCAAGTTCGCTTTGCCCTGTCCCCTTGCGATCTTCGCCACCGCCCTGCGTAACGTTGACCTGAATGGAGATGTTCGGAGCCGCCCCCACGCCTCCCACCGCCGGCGCACCCTGCGCCACCATCGGGCTGACGTGCCCCGATTGGGAACCCATCAGGAGGAACGACTTATCCCCGATGCGGGCCATCTCCGGCATGCCGCGCTCGTTGACCTCGTACATCTGCCGCGCGGCGACAGGACCACCGATAGCCCGGCGCCCAATCGCGCCCCAAGCGCCCGACATGCCATCGACGTTGCCGGTCATCGTGCCGCCCGACGTGGCGCCGGCCCCGGCGGTAATGCCCCCCGCCAACGAACCAACGATGCTGCCGATGGCCCCGACAATGGCCTGCCGTGCCGCGATACGCGCCAGGTCCGCCAGAATCGACGTGGCGAGGTCTTTGAAGCTTGCCTTGCCCGTGGTCACAAACCGGGTCAACGCATCCTCCATGCCCCGGAAAGCGCCCGAGAAGACGCCTTGCGACAGCTGGGCGACGTTCCCGGCGGATTCGGCGTAGTCGGAGAACGCTTCACGCGCCCCGTTACGCCAATCGGCGTTCAGCTTGTCGACCTTGTCGTAGTAGTCCTGCTGGTCAGCCAGCGCTGCCTGCAAGGAATCGCGGATCTTGCCCTGCGCTTCCCGGAAGCGATCCGAGTCAAGCTGATCCTTCGGCGTGGCCTTGGCAAGCTGGTCCTGGTAGCGCTTGAACTCCAGGCGGATGGAGTTTTCGGCCTCCACGCGCTGGCGCGCGACCTGGCCCAGGCCGGCGGTGCCCAGCTGGCGGTCGTACTGCTCCTGCCGCGACTCGGCCGACGAGGCGATCGCCTGCTGGATCTGCGCCGCCCGCTCGTCCATCTTGAGCATGGCCTGCTTGGCGGCCAGTTCCTTGGCCAGACCCTCGTTCTTCACCAGCTGGGCGCGGATCGCGTCCTGGTTGGCGAGCAAGCTCTTTTGATCCGCCGTCAGGATCTTCTTTTCCTTGAGGTCGGCGATTTCCTGCTCGAACTCGGCGCGGGCCTTGCCGGCGTCCGTCAGCTTGCGTTCGCCCACCAGCTGCGCGGCCAGGGAGGCTTCCTGCTGGCGCAGGTCCGACAAGCGCCGGGTGGCGGCGTCGTCCCTGTACGAGGCTCCCTTCTGGTCCTTGTACTTTTCGTTGATGCGCTTTTCCGCCTCGGCGATCTGCTCCGCGGACCAATTCGCCTTTTGTGCGTAGGCCTGCATCTGCTTGATCTCGTCGGCGCGGATCTGCGCACGGTCACGAGTCGACTTCATCAACTCGCGCAGCCAATCGCCGGCGGCAATCTTCTCCTGCTCGGCCTGCGCTTTCAGCCCCTCGCCACGCGCTGCGGCCTCCTGTTCCTCCCTGCGGCGCAGTTCCTGCTCGGTGGCCGCCAGTTCCGCTGCGGCACGTTTGCGGGCACGATTGGCAGCGTTGGAGCCGCCCCCGTAGGCTGCACCGCCCTCGGTCGACCGGAATCCTTGATTCTTCTCCAGGTCTTCCAGCAGCGCCCGCTGCGCCTGGGCCTGCTTGCGCAATTCCTCGGTCGGCGTGGGCCGTCCGATGTTGAGCATCGCATCCCACGCCTGGCGCGCGGCCAGACCCAGGCTGTGCCAGCCCCGTTCCAACGTGCCGGCGCTGGCCCGCACGCGGTCGGCGGCGCGGTTGGTCGCGTCCGCCAGCGTCGCCTGGGCGAGCGCTACCGCCTGTTCCTTCTGCCCCTGCTGCTCCAGCGCCCGGATGCGGTCATAGGTGGCCGCGTCCAGGAAGTGCATGGACTCGTTGATCTTGGCGACCGCCTGGCTGGGGCTTTCTCCCAGCCGGACAAACTCGGCCACCAGGTCATCGACCGACCGCGCGCCGGTCTCGCTCATGTTGACGATGGCGCCGCCCACCATCTCCAACGAGCTGCCCGCCACCCGGCCGGACGCGACCAGCTTGTTCAGCACGTCGGCAGAACGGCCCATGGTGCTATGGGCTTCACCCACGCGCCCGGACATGTCGGAAAGCTGCAGCGCCGTTTGGCCGGCATAGTTCCCGGTCAAGGTGAGCGAGTTTCCGAATTCACGAGTTTCGCTGGCGCCCTTGTACGCGGCATACCCGACTGCGCCGATGGCCGCTGCCGCCGCCCCGACCGTCACCGCGAACGGCGTGATCATGCCGGCCAGCGCGCGGAACATCGGCCCGATGCCGCCGAAGCTGTCCTTCAGCTGGCCACCCTGCTGGATCAGGATCAGGAACGGATTCTGCCCGCCCGCCAGCTGCGTCACGATGTCGGTCATCTGCGCCGGCACCATCCGCATGGCTGCGGCGGTTTGCCGGGCAGAAATGCCCGTGCCGTCCAGGCTCTTGTTGACCTGGGCGAGCCGCGCAATCAGAGGCGCCGCACGGTCGCTCACGCCCAGCTGGGCCGCGCGGTACTCCAGGATCTGCCGCGCCGTCATGCCGGCGGTTTCCGCCTGCTCACGAAGCCCGGCGATGAACCGGTCACCCTGGGCGGCCGCCTGCGCGCTGGAACGCGCCAACGCCGCTTCCGAGGCGTCCAGGCGCTTCACTGCGGCGCCGTACTGCTCGGCCGTAATCCGGCCCTGGCTCCACAGCGAAACCAGCTTGTCGGTTTGGGCCTGGATCGCCGACTGCGAGCCGGCCCCGCGCTCGATCGCCGCCAGGGCCGCGTTGACCTCGTTGATGTCGCGGGTCAGCTCCTGGAAGCCGCGATTCTGACCCGCAAGTACGCCGGCACCCTGACCGCGCATTGCGCCCGAGGCAGCGGCCGACAGTTCCCGCTCCGCAATGGCTGCGGCGCGGGCTTGTTCGACCTGGCGCTGCAACGCCGCAGCGCGTTCCACCGCGGCCTGGCCGATATCGCGGTAGCGCGCTGCGGCCTGCCCTTCGGATTGCGCCAGCTGGGCACCGGCTGCGGCCACGGCGCGCTGGCCGGCGCTGAGACCGCCCATTGCAGCCTCGGCTTCGCGGATCTTCGCCACCAGCGGTTCGTATACGTCCCGCGGCAGGCCGGCCGCCTCCGCCTTGTACTGCGCGACCTCGGCCCGCGACCGGCCCAGCGTGTTGGCCAGGCGCTCCAGCGACTGCCTGGCGCGCTGCTGCGAGGCGGTCAGCTTCTGCGCCGCCCCTTCCGCAGTAGTGCCGATACCCTGGAGGCTCCCGGATGCCTTCACGGCGGCAGCCGCGGCGACCGTGGCCATGTTGTTGACCTCGCGGCCAACCTCCTGCACAGCCGATTTGACGCCGCTGTTGTCGGCACCGAACTCCAGTGTGGCTTTGCCTACAACGTCCGTCATATCAATCCTTGTGCATTTCTTCCAGGGCGACGCTTTCCATTACCCGCACCGCATCCCAGATTTCAGGCCACAGCCCCCGCTTGATGCCCATGAAGCGCATCACGGTGGGCAGCGTTCCGTAGTCCAACCCCGTGGCGCCGCCGGCACCCACCCGCCATTGCGTGTCCATGGCGCAGAAGACGCTGAACGGCAGCTGGTTCTCGGGCAACAGCGCCACCAGGGGTGGCGCGATGTCCGCCAACGTCAGGCCCATCCAGTCGTATTCGTCTGCCGGCGGCGCCCGCCAGTAACGCCGCCTGGCCGCGGCGATCAGTTTCCCCGGCGGACCTCCGTCAGTTCCGACAGGAACTTGGCGACGATGGCCTCGACGGCCGGCTGGTGGTAGTTGCTGACCAGCAGCGCCAACGCCTCGGGCGAGAAGGCCGTGTTCACGCCTTCCCAGCCCGCGACGATGACGCCGAGCCATTCGGCGTCCGACTTCACATCGGTGCCGCTGGCCAGCCACGCGTTGAGTTCTTCCTTGGTCTTGTGACGGAAGGTCAGGCGCAGCTTGGCCGGCTCGGCGCCGGGGCGCGGAATATCGACCGTCGCGGCGAAGGTCGCCGGCGGGGTCAGGGAGAACAGCTGGTCTTCGTTTTGTTTGGGCATGGTTGGTCCTTACGCTGCGTAGCGAGTCGGGGCGCCGGTCAGCGACAGGGTGACCTGCAGCGTCATGGCTTCGTTCTTGGTGGTGGTGGGCATCTCGCTGAACGAGACGTAGGCTCGGAAATAGATCACCGAGCCATTGGGCAGCTGGAAGCGGATCGCCCGCGGCTGGCGGTCGTCGTTCGCGGCCTTCAGCACCGGGTAGTGCGGCAAGGTGTCGTCGTCGGCGATCGTCAGGGTGATCGACCGCGCGCTGCGCGTGGTCGGGATCTGGCGTTCGTCGCCGGTGTCTTCCAGGAAGGAATAGTTGTAGAACTGCTGTTCGCCGCCCTGGCTGGCCGATTCCATGACCTGCGAAATCTGCGTCCAGTCCTCGATGCGGCGCACGCTGCCGCCGCCCGTGCCGGCGGGATAGCGCTTGGTGTCCGTCGTATCGATGCCTTCCAGCGTCAGGCTGTCCGTGGTGACGGCGTCCGCGCGAGCGACACGGCCATCCAGCGCGGTCCAGCCGGACACCATCTCCACGATGTCGCCGTCAGCTGCGCCGTGGCCCGCCGCCGTCACCACGGCCGGGTTCGCATTGGTCACTGCCGTCGCTACAGCAGCCGCGGCATAGGTCTTCGCAACCGAGAAGATTGCGCCGTTGGGAAGTTTCACGCCCATGTCGGGCCTCCATAAAAAAAGCCGCCCGAAGGCGGCTGAGTGTTTGCCCGAAGCGGGCTAGTCCTTGAACCAGACCGAGAATGTCTGCTTTCTGGCGTACAGCTTCGTGTCGGGTTCGTGATCCGACAGCGCGCCGCCCTCGGTGACAGCGCGCAGCACCGGGCTTAGGCGCAATGCGTCCTCGGCCTGGCGGATGATGCGGGCGGCGTCCCGGTCCAGAAGCGCCCATACGTCGACTTGCAGGCGGCCGTTGCGCAGGTCCGGCACGCCCTCCAGAAAGTTGAGGGGCTTGCCCCCGACCCAGTGGTAGGTAATGCGCGGCTCTTCGGCGCCGTCCGGCGCGACGCCTGGATACACCCGGCCATCGACCAGCGGGCCGAGGACCACGCGAATGTCGTCTTCAACCATTCGAAAGCTCCACAACGATTTCCGCGATCAGGACTCTGGAGCGGTCCCGGGACGCATCAATAGCCTTCTCGTAGAAGTCGAACGCGGGGCGAATAAACGACTTCGGACCGTGCCGACTGTTGCCGTACTCCATCCAGTGGCCGTGGGGCGCCTTGGAGTGGTTCCAGCTGATCTGGTAGATCTTGAAGTCGTCGGTCGACTTGTCCTGGGAAAAGACGTGGTAGATCGCCGCCCGCAGCTGGCCAGGCTTGATGCCCGGTTTCAATGGCCCTCTGTACTCCGGAGCCAATTCCCGCGCCCGATCGTAAAAGACCAACGCACCAGCACGCGCCGCCGGCCGCACCACGCGCTGCTCGACCGCGTCAACGAATCGAGTCAGCCCCTCCACGGGGTCGCCGTTCATTTCAAAAGTGAGTTTCACGGCTTCACCCCGGGTATGGACTGGCAAACCAGATCGACATACTCGCGACCCACCAGATCCGGCAGAACGGCCTTGATATCGAACACCAGGCCACCGGCCACAAGACGCATGTCGGAACGGATATCCTCGCGGAAGCGGATGCGTATGCTGGCGCGCACCAACGAAACATCGGTGCCCGCCTTGATCGACCCGATGCCGCTGGGAAACTTCACATTGGCCCACACGATGGCATGCTCTACCCATTGGCCCACGACCTGGCCGCCGCCCGTCTGGACCCTGTCCTGGCGCCGGATCGATACCTGCGTGTTGAGCCGTCCTGCTCTCAGCATGGCACCCCCTTCAAAATTGCTTTCGATACCAGAGCAAGCGGTCCACACCCAACTGCACGGCGTTGGACACCGCGCCGACCACGACGCCTTCGCGGTTGCTGTACCAGTGGCCGACCAGCAGCAGGATGGCTTGCTCCAGGTCCTTGGTCAGTGCCATTTCGCCCGGCCCGGCCGGCTCAGCTGACACGATCTTTCGGTCACAGTGCTGCTCGACATGTGCCGTGGCGCTGTCGATATAGCCCTGGATCAGCGCGTCTTCAGCGACAAAGGCCGGGTCGATGCGCAGATGGGCCTTCACCCGGCCGATGTCCATTACTGCGCCCCCGCGCCGTCCAGCAGCGCCGCCAATTGCTCTTTGGTCGCGCCTTCGGGAATGGCGATGTTCTTCTCGGTCAGCGCCTTCTTCAGCTGCGCCGGCGACATGCCGTCAGACGCCCGCGGCGAAGCCTTGGCATCGTCCAGCGCCTCGACCAGGCCCTTGCCCACCAGCGCGTGGCCATACTCGGGGTCGGCATCGTCGAAAGTTTCGCCGGCCCGAACGCGCCCATCGCCCTTACCCAGCTTCTTGGCATCGCCGCGAAAGCCCCACAGTGCTTTGATCTTCATGTTTTCTCCAGAGGTATGGCGGGGTGCAAACCTCACACCCCGCCGGGTGCCGCCGCTTAGACCTTGAAGCGGCCCTTGACGAAGGCATAGTTGCGGCGCACCGCCAGGCCCAGACGCTCTTCGACCAGCAGCGCGCGCTGGTTCTTGATGAAGTCGTCGTTGATCATGCCGACCTTGAACAGGAACGACATGCGGTCGTAGATGGTGGCGCCACGTTGGAAGTTGCCCACCAGGAACTCGCCGCCCGTGTCGGTGCCGTTTCCTTCGTCCATGCTGTCGGACGTGATGACCGGACGGCCCCACAGGATCGGGGTCACGAAGCCCTGGAGGTTGGCGAACAGGTAGCGGTTCTGCGAGTCCTTCTGCAGCTCGATATCCATCCAGTCCAGCTCGGTCATGACCGTGGCATCGGCCGCCAGCTTGGCCTGCTTGCGCACCTGGTAGATGGCCCGGCGCACCGTGTCGATCGACGTGTCGCCGGCCTTGGACAGCGAGGCGGTGAACGTGGTGGCCTGGGTCATGATGCCGGGCAGGTTGTTGCCCGTGCCGTCGCCCTTGAGGATCTGCTCTTCTTCTTCCAGCTTCAGGTCGTAGCGCAGCAGCTGTTGCAGGTAGCCATACAGCTGCGGCACGTCGTCCAGGGCCTCGTCGGAAACGGGAATCCAGACCGCGATCTTCTTGACCAGGTCCGTCTTCTGTTCGAAGGTGACGTTGCTTTGCGGCTTGGCAGCGCCTTCGGCCACCGGCGCCGCACCGCGGGTGTGCAGCAGTTCCTTGAAGTAGGTGTAGCTCTGGCCGGTCACCGGCACCGAGGGAATCAGGTCGCGGATGCGCAGTTCCTGGCGCGGGTTGGCCTGGATGGTGGGGTCGAACTGGGGCACGACCAGGCCGGCGCTGGTGACCTTGGTTTCCTGCATAGCGGCCAAGTCGCCCTTGGAAACCTCGATCTCGGCGACGGACTTGCCGTTCTCGCGCAGGGCCTTGTATTCGCCATGGTCGTTCACGAAGTCGATGAAACCCTTCTTCTCGGGCTGGCGGCCGCGCAACTGCACGCCCTTTTCTTCCATTTCCAGAACCTTGTCGACGATCTTTTGCAGTTCGCCCTTCTGGTTCTCGATGGCGGTCTTCAGTTCGGCCGTGACGGCTTCGCCCTTTTGGATGGATTCCGACGCCTTGTCGTACTTCTGCTGCAAGCCGGCAAAGCCGTCCTTCAGCTGCTTTTCCAGCGAATCACGCAGTTCTTTCACATCGGTCATTTCGACGCTCCAAATATGTCTTGAAAGGATTGAGAGAGGTTTTTCAGCTCGTCCACGATCGCCGTGTCCGCCAGCGCGCCGTCACGGCGGATGGCGGGAAAGCCGAGTGAGGCAACAGCAGCTGCCTCTTTTTGGGAAAGGCCCATGCGATCCCGCAGGGCGGATTCAAACAGCCGGATATCCGACTTAACGCTCGTGATCTGCGCCTCCGGATTCATGCCGAAGGGCACGAGGGAGGCTTCCCACAGCTCCGCTTCCTTGATCACCCGGACAGTGCGGCCCGAGCGCTCTTCGTATGCGGAGGTGATGGTGTTAAACCCGATCGACATGGAGTCGAGCGGGCCGCCGTCGCGCATCAGCTCGTAGGCGTCCTTGGCGTAGCTGACGTTCAGATTCACTTTGCCTTTCAGGTGAAGGCCATGGGAATCTTGCGTGTACGACGCCGTGCCGACGAGTTTGCGCAGGTCATGAAAAAGGGCCAGTTTCAGCTGGCCCGATCGGGTGGTCTTCACTCTGACGAAGGCCCCAGGGAGGATGATGTCGTCGCCCAGGTCCACGTTGTTAAAGACGGAGGCGTATCCCTCGAAATTGCCCTGGTCATCCACCGCCTTGACTTCAAACGGGCATTCAACTTTGCTGAGCATTTGTACTCATCTCCCACCGGGTGACCCGGTCGTATTCCTCGCCGACGAGGGGTTCCATGTTCTCTTTGCGCCGGACCTCGTTGACAGACATCCAGCCCGAGCCATTGGAGCCACCCAGGGCAGCTTGGTAGTACTGCGCACGCGCCGAACTATCGGCGCGCAGCAGGCCCTCGACCACGAATTCCACGAACAGGCCGAGATTCGAAAGCAGCTTGTCGTTGAATTCGTCTTCGATGGCGTCGATGTACGGCTTCAGGCCGAACGTCACGAAGCCGCTTTTCTGCTGCTCCAGGTTCGACCCCATGATCGAGGTCTTGCTTGCGCGATTGGCCAGCCACAAGGGCACGCCCCAGATGCCCGCCAGCGCCTCTTCCTGGAACTGCTGCGATTCGATGAACTGCGAATCCTTCTGGCTGAGCCCCGCCGGCACAATCTTCGGGTTGCCCTGCAGGATGGCCATCTTGCCGATGTCCGCCGCGTCCCCCTGGCGCACGTCAGGGAATTTCGCCAGCACCTGCTCTTGCTGTTCCTTGGTCAGAAACTGCTCGTAGATGACGTATCCGCCGGTGAAGCCACCCTTGCGCATGAAGCGCGCCGACCAGTTCTGGCCCGCCTTCGCCAGGCCCATGGACTCGGCCTGGAACTCGACGGGTGAAAGGCCGCAGATGCCGTCCGCGCTGAACAGCTTGAAGTGCAGCATATTCTCCGGGGATACCGGGAATCTCTGACCGTTCAGCGTGACCCAGTACAGAAGCTCGGCCGTCTCGGTGTCGATCTCGACCCCATCCCAGGGCAGAGGCGTCAGCCCGATCCACTCGCCCTGCGCATTGCGTTCGATCAGGTTGTAGGAGTTGCCGACAAGCCCCATGTTCACGACTGCCGTTTTCAAGAACGTCAGCCGCGTCATGTAGGGGTTGGGCTTGCGCAGCAGCCGCAAGATGCGCCGCTCCAGCGCAGTATCCCCTTTGGCCTTCCGCCCCGTCTGCTCCACGTACAGAGGCGCAGGAAGGCCCCCCACCGACTCGCTGAGAATCTTGATGCACGTCCAGATGATGGGAACCGTAACCGCCTTCTTGGGCGTCATCCGCTCGCCGGACTGCGTCTGCTTACCGCCGACAGACATATCCACTTCAACGTAGTCGCCCGTCTTCGGGTCGTTGTAGCCGAACATGCGCCAGGTGAGCGGGTTGTACCAACGCGTTTTAGCCATTAGCCGATCAGCCCAAAAAATCCGTTTTCAAGGTAGTCATCCAAGCCCGCGCTTTCTTCCACCACGGCGTTTGCCGCCCCCAGCGCCATAGCGAGCGCGACGGCGGCGTCGATCTTGTTGACCGATCGCACCTTGGATAACCAGTGATTGCCCCATTTGTCCTCTTCCGCAACGGCCGACATGATTGCGGACACCAAAACGGGGCTTCGCCGCAGCCTGATGCGGCCTTCAAGCAGGGCTTCTTCCAGCATCCGGACAGACCCCGGCATCCACATCCCCTCCGGCGGCGGCAAGCCGTCACGCTCGGCCGCCTTGACCGCCGATTCCAGCGGCTTGCCTTTTTTCAGACCGCCCTGCGGATGCTCGGCAAAGGTAATGGTGAGGCCCAGCGCCGCCACATCCTCTTCGAATTTCTTGAAGGCGTAGCGGTCATAGCCGACCAGCTGGATGCTGTAGTCCCGGTCGTACTCGGCCATGGTCTGCGCCACATGGCGGTAGCTGATCGTCTGCCCCTGCGGCGCGTGCAGGTGCCCCTGGCGTACCCAGACGCTGTAGGGCAGCTTGTCACGCAGTTCGCGCGCATCAACCGTATCGCCGGGCGTCCACGCCTCGACCCACGCGTCGTAGGTCGGCTTGGAAACCATCCGCGTTTCGCCGTCGACCTCGATTGAGACGTCCACAGTACCGGTTTTCACCACCGCCCCCATGGCGGTGATGTCGCGGGACTGGGACAGATCCAGCCCCAGGTAGACCTTGGCGCCGTGATGTTCCGCCGGGTCGAAGTCATGGAGCGCCGGCTCCAGCATGTCGCGGGTCATCCACGCCGTTTCAGCATCGGTCCAGACGCAGAAATGCAGGCGCAGAATGCCGTTCAATGCACTCGGCAACAGCTTGGCCTGCTCGACCAGGTCGGCCAGGTACGATTCGGTGATGGTGACGCCCAGCAGCGGATTCGCCTTGATCCAGCAGGACGGATCTTTGAGCGGTTCGTCACCATCATCCAACGCGCACACGTAGCTGAATGTGCGATCGTCGATCACACCGCCCACAAACGTCGGGTCATTGACCGCCTCGGTATGACCCGCAGCGACCTTGACCGCGTGTTCGTGCTCTTCCCAGCAAACCGAGTTTCGGTCGCTGCCGGAGTTCGTGATCATGAACAGCAACGGCGCGCGCCGGAACTTGAAGCCCCGCTCCAGCATTTCAATGATCTTGCGATCGGGCAGTTCGTGGACCTCGTCCACCAGCACGAAATATGGGCGCGGCCCGGAGCCAGTTCGGCTTGTGTCGCGTGAGACGGGCCGGAAAAAGCTGCCGCTGGCGTGGTGCGCCATGTTGAACTCGCGCCCCTCGCCTCCGGAGAACGAAACCCGCTTTGCCAGGGCCGGGGACTGCTTGACCATCTTCACCGCGTCCGCAAACAGAATGCCGGCCTGGTCCTTCTTCGCCGCGGCGGAATAGATCTGCGCCCCGGCCTCGCCGTCTGCGGTCATGCCCAGCAACCCGAGGCCGCCAGCGAGCGGACTCTTTCCGTTGCCTTTTCCCTGCTCGATGTATGCCCGGCGAAAGCGCCTGGTGCCGTCGTCCTGCAGCCAGCCGAAGATCGATCCCACGATGAACGCCTGCGATGGCTGCAAGTGGAACTTCTGGCCGTCGAATTGCCCTTCGGACAGGCGCAGCACGTTCTCGTAGAAATCGAAGGCGTACTGGGCTGCCTCCAAGTCGAAGCGCAGCCCGCGCTCGTGCGCCGTCTCCAGGTCCAGCAGATGACGCCGGCATGCGTTGCGAACATGCGGCCCGGCCACTATGTCGCCGGCGACAACCGCCTCGGCGTATGCCGTGGTCCGGTCACTTTCGTTTGAAGAACGCTTCGTCCGGGTCTTCGTCTCCGCCTGGGTCATGCGCTACCTTGGATTCATCAACCGGGGTTGCCCCCAACTTCGAAAGGATCGAACTCAGCGCCTGGGTGGCCGACACACCGAATTCGGCTTCGGGGTCGTCCATGCGCGCCACCCAAATGCAGGCCAGGCGCAACAGCACGCGGTGCGACGAGTTCAGCCAGGGCATTTCCGCGGCGAAGTCCTTCCACGCCTTTTTCTGCGTGACAGTCATCTGCTTGTACGGAACACCCAGCGGCCGAGTGTTTTTCGGTTTGGTTCGGCCGGCGTGGCGGCCAGGGTTTTTCACCGCGGCACCGGACGCCGCCGCCTTGTCGACAGGAAGTCGGGGACGGGCCATTTTTCTGCTCTTTTTTTGATCAATACCGAGACGGTCAGGGTCGTCCGGCGAATTGTGGATGCGCGCGTTTTAGGGAACGGTCGGTCTAGAGCCGGGGCCATTCCCATAATTTCACCCCCCCCGGGGGGGTAGGCATATCCCTGCGGCCGCGCTACACGCCGCAAGAACGCATTTCGGATCGCACGACAGGCAACCTACCCTACCGGCCATCCGTCCTCATCGCAGCCGCGTATCTGCTTGCCGCCACGCTCCAGCCGTGCCTGGTCGGAGTTGTGGCAGTCAGCGCATAGGCTGTTGAACGGGCCTTCCCAGAACTGCTGTTCGGTCTCGCCCGCCGGGTGGCCGTTCACGTGGTTGCACACCGTGGCCAGCACCACCAGGCCGCGCCGCTCGCAGAACTTGCACAGCGGCTCGCGGTCCAGCTGGGCCTTACGGGTTCGCTGCCACTTGGCGGTGCCGTACAGGTGCGCGAAGGCGCTGCCCCCGCGCTGCCTGATCCTTCGATTGGAGCCATACATCGCCCGCTCTCCGATTGAATTGGTGCCAGGTGCCACCAATTGCACACCGCCCGGCGCAGTGCTGCCTATCCCTCGGTGATCGGCTAAGATTAGGCATCGCAGTAGCACCTAGCTAATGGAGATAACTATGCACAACAGCGATGAAATCACCGCATCGTTTGACAGCTTGATGGACGATGCCCAATCTACCGCAACGACGTTTTTGGGAACTGCAAAGCGTCGCATCGATGAGATATTTGGATCAGGCTACGCAGCAGCGAATCCCCAACTGGTAGCTGCGTTCATGCAGTGCGCCGCCTCCGACTTGAGCAGCTCTACCAACGCTAAAGTCATCGGTGCTGCGCTCCGTAAAATCGCGGTCAGTCTTGATAGCGTCTCGAATGCGGTGCACAACAAGTAGCGGGCCGCCTCGCGCAGAATGCGTGCGCCCATGTCTGCTGTCTTTGTTAGCCACGGCCGACGTGATGATCCCTATCCCGCACTTCACGCCCAACGCGGGCCTCGGTGGCCAAAGGCACAGAAACAAAAAAACCCGCCGAAGCGGGTCTTTCGTTCGTCCGCGGCCCTAAGCCGACGAAGGGCCAGAGGGTTCGCTCCATTTCGAACGAGCCATCGCGACATGCGCAGCAATTTCTTCTGCCATTCGAACAGACTTCTCCGCGTCGACATCCCACGACTGGTTGATGCGGTAATCCGCCTTTACCCTCGACCGCTTTAGCTTCACGATTTTCCTGGCAGCCATCTGAGCCTCCGAACGCCCGGCGGTCAGGCTCCTTCCCCACTTTTCCATCGCGTCGATTATCGCGTTGTGGCTTCCTTCCGACCGCAACTCTGCGTCACTGGGCGCGAATTGCTCCGGGATCTGGGCATTGCATACGTGCAACGCGCCGTAGTATGCCCGTGACACGGCACTGCGAAGGGCTCCTTCTCCACTCATGTTTATTAGCTGATGCGCCGCAGTGACGAACTCAATTGGATCCATGGTCGCCCTGCACTGATTTGATTGTCAGACAAAACACACTCAGCTGCATGTCCTGCACGCCGTCAAACAAAATCGGAGTCAAGCGCTCGTCCAGATCCTCCGCCGTCGCCGGTGGCGCATGAACAAAGATGTCAAAGTAGATCGCACTGTCTTCGACAATATCGTCCATCACGTCCGACACTCCCATCACTCGCACGCGCTCTTTTGCCAAGAAATTGAGTGCGATTCCCAAGCTCTCTCCCACCGTGCTTGCGCGCAGCCCCAATTTCTCGGCAAATTTGATGACCTTGCGTGCACGCAACATGTCTTCACCGACATCCTGGGCACGAAGTTCCAACATGTCGAGCAATTCCAGCGCCTGCTCCCAATCCCCAACAATCAAGCGGTTTGAGATTGCCTGCTTCAGATACGCAAGTTGCTCGGGAGCCGCAGCTACGGCTTGCTCGAGCGGGATGGATGCGTCACGGACTTGGTTCAGGTCGTAAAGCGCTCGGGAGAAATTAGCTAAGGCAACATGGCCACCACCGCTGTCAACTGCCCGCTCGAAACACGAACGAACAGCGTCTCCGTCCCACCGAACGGCCGCTAAAGCGCCGAGCAATTGATAGGCGTCTGCCGGATCAACTGCCATGCTCTCCATCGCTGCACGCTCTAGCCTCGCTTGCGTGAACTCATCAATATCGTCTAGGCCGCGGTCCGGATGTCGCAGCTTGATCAACTCACGGAAAGCTTGAGCCGCCTTTGAAACAGGCATTGGACTGACCATGTCTATTCTTCGATAGCCGGTGCCGTTAGGAGGTGCAAATCTTAACATTTCAGCTATCCCCTTATAGCCAAGGCAAATTCCCTACGCGAAATTAGTTGGGCACTTCTGCTATCGTTACAATTTCCTACCAACAGATGCAAGAGGTTATGCATGGCTCGGTATTCCCCCCGCGACTTTGACGGTCGCGTGCTAAGCGATCGAACGCACTATCTCTGGTTTCCCTCAGCGGCCGAAATAGAAAAGCGCCCGACGTTCGTGGCCCAACTCTCCCTCGCTGAAGGAGAGCTTTCGCATATCGTCGGGGCCTATCACGTGCCCGCAGATCAGCCCATTCGCTGCGGATTGAATCGGTGCAATCAACCCCACCAAAAGGGATTCTTGATCGCCAATAAGGCTGGACAAGAGACGATATGCGGCAACATGTGCGGCAGGAGAAAGCTCGGCTTGGTATTCAAGGAACTGGCCTCTAGATTCCAGGCGACCGCTAACGAAGCAATGCTCCAGGAAAAGCTAGCCGACTTAAGGCAAAACGCCAATGAAAAGCTGGACACGGTCTCTCGCCTGGAACGAGAGCTGAAGCTCGTCTATGGCCCCCTGAAGGAAATCAGGCAGCAATTCCGACAAGAGCGAACGGCAGATCGATTGATAACGGTTCTAATGAGGCAGGGTGGAGCAATCACCCGTCAACGAGAGCTGTCTCAACGCGAACGCGATATCAGCGGCAATTCCAAGGTTCGCTTCGCGACCGAATCAATAGGCTTCGTCCGCAGCGTTGCAGTGCTTGACTCCTATCCTCGCATCGCGAATCTCCTCGCGAACGATCTAAGAGGCAAGATCGAAGAAGTCCAACGACTAGACGCCGTCTCTGATATCAGAGGTCGGAAACTTTCGGGCTATGCGTCCGCAATTCAGCGGATGCCGGGCATCGAAGAGGAAGTATCCCTATTCCTCAAAAACGCTGGGGACTTTCTCCAACCCGCGAACTTCGAAGAGTTGACGAAGCTGTTGGTCATGGATCAGGCTAACGCACGTCGGTTACAGCCCATCCTCGACAAGATCCGCATTCACTTCGGAACAAGATCGACACCGGCATAAAAATCTGATGCCAAAGAAAAAACCCGCCAGCTTTCGCTGCGGCGGGTTTTGCTGGGCGGACTTCTGAGGATATCCGTTGTCGCTGATTATGGCGGTCATTTTCGCACAAGTCAACGATCAAGGGATAAAGCCGCCATCTTGTAGCAGTTTTTCAGCTGCAGCGTGGGCGGCCTGTTCGACGCCGTAGATCGGCTCGGCTCCCTTTTTCTCCCGGGTACCGCGCAGCCAGTCCCCTGCCCTGGCGCTCGCCCGCTCGACGCTGCGCACCTTGCACCCGTACTCATCGGCCAGGGACTGAAGCGTCCGCATGCTGCCCGTGTCGTAATGGCGCCGCACGAGGGCATACAGCAGCGCGCTATGGGCGGTGCGCATCGACAGGTACGCCCCCAGCGCCCCCGCGACGCGGTGGAGTGCCCCCGACCAGTCCGGGTGGTCGCCCTCGCTGCCGCAGCACTTGCAGTGGGTCTTGCGCTGGCCGTAGCGGGCGTACAGCACCGCCAGGTGCAGCGGTTCCAGGCCTCGTTCCAGAAACTGCCGCAGCTTGGCGATCTCGGCTGCACCGTCAATACCCGCAAGCGGGCCAGGCTCGCCCAGCCGGACGTCGGCGGCGCGCGCCATGGCCGGCCGGTTGGTGGTGTGCCGCTCGTCGGTGAAGGCGTAGCCCAGCGCTACCGCAAGGCGTGGGAACGGCGTTGTGCGCTCCGTCATGCCGCCCCCGGGACCGTGTAGACCGGATACGCCGGCGCCGGCTCGTCGCTGCCGCCGACGATGCGCAGCCAGGCGTTGAGCTGGTCCTGGTCCGCTTTCCGATGTTTGGGCTGCGCCGCCCAGTTGAGCATCCATTCCCCGCGCTCGGACTCGCTCATACGCATCAGGTGCTTGGCGAGGATCTTGTCCAGGATCGGCCGGTCAGCCAGAGCAATCCAGCCGCCCTGGCACCGCCAGCACTGGCACCCGTAGGAGGCGGGACGCGCACCGTCAATCGTGCGGGGCCGCTCGAAACTCGTGATTGCCTGCGCGACAGCGGGCTGCTGGTGCGCCAATTCGATCCAGGCTTCTTCCATTTGTTGATCGAGCATGATCAATCCTTCAAACGATTCCAGGGTTGTAGGGAGGGACGCGCAACAGCCGCGCCACAAGCTCAACCGCGGAACCGTCCCGGACGGCCCCCTCGGTAAAGCGCAACACCTTCCAGCCCACGAGGGTGGCGGCGTTGTACTTCGGTAGGTCTTTCACCACTTCGGCAAAGGCCTGAAAAAGCTTCGAACTTACGCGCCGTCCTGTTCTCGTCGGATCTGCGCTCGCGCGACCATGATTTGGTCTAGCCGGTCTGCCTCGGCATCGACTTCTTGCTCGGTGCCCACGAAAATCGGCACCCAGTCATTCGGCGCCGAATTCGCAAGGAAATGGCGGCGCCAGCCGTCGATCGAGCGTTTCAGCTCCTGAACGTGGAACGTGTTGGCCTCATGGGACCATTCCAGCACCCATAGGTCTTTCATCGTGCCTCCTGGCTGAACTTGAGGTATTGGTATGAGCGGCGGGCATCATCCAGCGTGTACTGGCCCGTGCTGCGGTTGAAGTACAGGCTGATCTTCCGGCGGCCGACGTCGTCCCGATCCTTGAGCACTTCCAGCCGCGCATCGGGCGTATCAGTGTCTTCGCCGGGAGGCTTCTGGGCGGACCAGACCGAGAACACGTTATCGGCGCCGTTCGTGATGTGGCCACTGCCGGCGACGTCCAGCTTGCCCGGCGCCTTGGTTTCGTCGCTCGCTTTGCGCGGGTGAGCGACGAGGTGGACATGGCTCTGGGTGGCGTGAGCGAAGGACACGATCTTGCGCATCGCCGTCTTCTGCGCCGTCATGGAGCCCGGGCCGTCCTCGGGTACGTCGAGCATCATCAGGCTGTCGATGACGAAGTGGCCGCAGCCGTAGCGACTCGCGGCGTAGGCAAAAACCTCCAGCAGCCGGTCCAGGCCGGCGATGCCGACCACGTTGAAGATCCACATGCGGCCCTGCAACCAGTTCTGGACGGCACTCAGGTACGCCGGTGTGGGCCGGTCGATACCCGTGATCTGCTTGGCCAGGCGCTTGAGCTGCTGAGCCGGCGTCAGCTCGCCCGAAAACATGCACACCGGGACGTCGCTCTGCATCACGGGAATCAGGGCCTGGCTGAGCATCAGGCTCTTGCCGTGGCCGTTGATGCCGGTCCACACGCTGACGCGCGCCGGCAGCCATTCCCACCAGTCCATGGCCCGGCCGCAGAATGAAAGCTGGGGATAGGCCGGCGCGTCGTGAGCGGGCCAAAACATCGCCTGCGTGGCTGGCATGAAGTCGGCCAGCTGTTGGAGCTCGTCCGGATCCAACCCGCGCGCCTGCTTGATACAGTGTTCAAAGTCTTCGCCGCTGGCCTGGTATTCGGTCAGGTATTCGTTGGCGTCCTTGGCCTTGCCGAAGGTGGCGATGCGGCAGCGCTCCAGCCCCAGGCGCGTGGCCACCTCCCGCACGCCCTTGTGCCCAGCGTCGTCGTTGTCGTAGCACAGCACGATGTCGCTGAACTGCTGCAGGCGCTCCCAGTCGCTCTCAATCCACTGGTGATTCCCGGCGCCGGCGTTTACCGACAGCGACGGAATGCCCACCTGGTGACCGGTCATGGCGTCGATCTCGCCTTCGAAGATCGCGACCATCCGCGCGTTCGGATCAATGAGGTGCCAGCCGAACAGGCAGGGCTCGGCGCCGGCAGCCTGCAACATGTCCTTCTTCTCGTCCGGGTTGCGGGATTTCGTGTTGACCAGCTCGCCGTCACGCAGGTACGGGAAGATCGCATAGACCTTGGCGCCCCGCTCCTGCTCGCCGATCCGGAAAGCGGTGATGGTTTCCTCGGTCAAGCCGCGGCCCATGAGCCACTCGCGCACACGGGATTTCGGCGTCCGGCACTGGGGCTTGGCCGGGCGCTTGTACGGCTCGCGCTTCGGCGGCTTCAGCGGAGCCTCGTCGCGCACGCCCAGGTATTGCTTGGCTTCCCGCATTGCCTCGGGCAGGTCACAACGCCGCACCGCCATCCACAAGTCCAACAGGTCGCCGCCGATGCCTGCCGAGAAATCGGACCAGATACCCGCCTTGGCACCGCTGATGCACACCGACAGCGAGTCGCCGGCATCGCCCGAGACGTTGCCCACCTTCCATTCCCGGCCGTGCTTCTTGCCGCCGGGCAACAGGTGCGCGGCGACGGTCGCGGCCGAGTCCGCCAGCCTGCGGGACAGTTCCTGCGCGTTCATTCGGACGCCCCCCGTGCTGCGGCCTGGCTGGCCTTCCAAGCCGGCCAATCCTGCTCAGTGCGCACCTGCTGCCGGTTTTCCCACATCCAGCGGTTGCCCTCGGTGCAGCCCGCATTCTCCGCTTCCCACTGGTTGGAAAACCCGACCATGGCGTACCACGGCTTAACCCCGCCTGGTGCGTTTGCGGCCGGGTCAGGTGTCGACGGCAACCATTCGCGCCAGTGTTCACCAGGGCCGTAGAACGTGCTGGCCATCAGCACGAATTGCGTGCCGGTCTTGTTCCCGGTATCGCAAAACTTGGCATAGCCGCGAGTTGCCTCGACCAGATCCTGCGCCGTAGCGTCGCCGGCACGAACCCGAGCCTTCCATGCCGTCCATGCCGCTTTACGCGGGTTTCCACCTTCTCGCTTGGGGTAGGCCGACCATGCCGTCATGAACTCCGGGGAAGGCTCATCTGCCCCACAGTTTTGACGTGCCGGCGAAGCTCGATCACACGTGCCATCCGACAGGATGGTACGAGAGTGTTTTCTTTCTTTTGTTTTATATCCTTTTGTGGTGACCAAATCGGTCACCCCTAAAAAACCAATTTGGTCACTGTGACCGATTTGGTCACCCCCGTGACTGTTTTGGTCACCCCCAGTGACCGATTTGGTCACCCCGCTAGTAGTGACCGATTCGGTCACTGGGGTGACTGTTTTGGTCACTGTATTGGGGGTGACTGATTCAGTCACTCCGCTGACCATTTTGGTCATCCCTGATAAGGCAGCGAGTTGCCATTGGCCATATCGCTTGTTGACGCCCAAGCGGTAGCCATGGACGCCGGTGTCGCGGCGCAATACGCCGGCGGCGCACAGTTCGCGGACGGTCTTTCCCACGTGGGTCTTTGCGATTCCGGTCATCTGTTCCAACTGTGTAAGGCCGATCTCATCGCTCTTCTTCCCGTAACCGTAGGTCTTGCGCACCACAGCCATCACAACAGCCCACTGGCGCGCCGAGAAGCCGGCACGGCACATCGCCTCCATCAACTCGTTGGCGATGCGCGTGTGACCGTCCTCGACCTGCGGCGACGTGTTCTCGTGTGTCAAGGCGCAGCCCTCAAAACGGCAAGCCGTCGTCCGGCACCCAAACCACGCGGAAGCGCCCCGCCGTGGGCGGCAACGCTCGAAGGGCCAATTCGGCCGCGTCGCGTACTCGTTCGGCCGGCAGCTCCGCATACTCCGGCCCATCGCCGATCGCCTGATGGATCGGACCAGCACGAAGCGAGATATCGAACAGCGCGCCCAGTGATACGTCCACGCCCTGCCGTGTCGTGCCGTCGCAACGGCTGGACACGATGCGCGGCGGCTGGTCGTGCTGGGCCTGGATCAAGGTCACTTCATGCTCTTTGCCCTGCGCGTCCGTGTAGCGCAGCAGCGGGACAATCATGCGGGGGGTCATAGAACCTCCATCGCTCCACTGGGGAAGGCACGGCGGCAGGATGGGTGGAGGAGTCCATCTTTTCGGGAGCTACCCTAGCCGTGTGCACACCGTTATCCGCCTACGACCTGAACCGGTGGCGGCTTTGAAAGGCGGCCCGGATGCGCTCTTCGTGCTCCAAGCCTCGATCGAAAGCTGCGATCCACTTGCGCATCGCGCGGCGGCGCCACAGCAGCCAAAGGCCGATGCCGCCCCCGATGGCCAGGGCCAGCGCCCACGTGATCGAGGCAAACAAGACCAGAGAGAGGACGGAGGAATCCATGGCTACACGTCCTGGGGGCCAATCCAGACAGCGCCAGGCGCCGGCGGCGTCCGGGTGTCGCCGGGAACGTGCCGGCAAGCAATGAGGCGGCCAGCCCCAGCCGGATATGATTGGCGTTCCTCAACATCAATCAATTCCGAAAGGGGCTGACCATGAGCGACACGATTACCCTGTCCTGCGCGAAGTGTGGAAGCAAGGAATTCGACTACCCGGGCGGTGTCCAGGCAAATCTCAAGACCACCGACACCATCACCTGCAAGGGATGCGGGGCCACGGGCACATACGGCTCCGCCATCGAAAGCGCGAAAAAGCAGGTCGTGGATGGACTCAAGCGGAGCTTGGGGAAGTTCTTCAAGTAGACGGTGCATCAAAGCGCCCAGTGCTTGGTCAGCCTGGGCACCGTCAAAGCGCAGCACAAGGGTGGTTTCGACGTTAGGCATGGGCGGCAGCCCCAGGCTCACGAGGGTTGGCCTCGAGCATGGACAGCAGTGCCACGCCCGTGGCGTATGAGGGCATCCACGGCCTATCGCTCGGCTTGGCGGCATCCGATATGCATGCGCGAGACACGCCAAGTTTTCGGGCGATCTCCGCTTGCCGAACTCCCGCGGCAAGGATTGCAAGTAATACGGGACGCATATCCCGCTCCGGGGTCAAATTTCGTTCCATGCGAAATGTTAGACGCATCTTGCACTAGAATGCAAGCCTCATCTTACATTTGTTAGGATAAATTGACACCATGACCAATCTCCCCGAACGCATTAACCTCCTGCTCTCCGAGAATCATTGGAGCGCCGCTGAGCTAGCCAGACAGGCTGGCGTAAGCCGCGCGGCCGTCTCAGATTGGCGGAATGGGAGCGTCAAAACACTGACAGCGGAAGTGGCATCCAGATTGGCTACTGCTTGCAACGTGGACGCGATATGGGTGGCCACAGGTCGTGGCGAGCCGCGACAAGGAGATCAAGCCCAAAGAAGGTCGGGCGCTCCGTCGCCCACGGATTGGCCGTTTTTGGCGATAGACCCAGCGCGGTACAGCCAACTACCAGATGCCGTGAAAAGAATGATTGAAGGACGCGCCCTGGCCTTGATTGACGAATGGGAGGCCTCAGTTCAAGTGGGCACGACTAAAAAATCCAAAGGCGGGTTGACCAGATATTTTTGCCAGCGCCTAACTGACGGAGTGAAGAGCCGGCACATCCACCTAATGGTGCAGGCTGCTATTTGTTAGGCGGCGCATAGGACGGTACGTGGCGTGATGTATCTCTATTTTGATGAGCATCTCCGGCTGCTCGGTGCGGAGTTTCTCGAGTTGCTCCCTAAGGGCAGTTTCGCGCGACTCACATGGCGACAAACAGGGTTCGAATTGCATGAACGCCTTGTCGATTGGCCCGATGAGACTGATACAGAGTATTCCCGTCACTTTCCTGTGTCGGCGTTATACGATCTTGTTCGCTCTGGATGGTTACTCGATCCAGAATGGCTAAGACAGGAAGACGGCACATTCCTTGATGAGCAGCGCAACGTAGTACCTGAAACTGTCACTCCGCAATACTCCCCGCCGGAACTGCTTGCCACTTACGGGCTTTGGCTTATCGCTTCCGAAATCTATTCAATTGGGCCATTGATTGATATAGACGAAAACGAGGAACGGCGCCTCTACGATGAGCAGGGCTTAAAGGCTTATGAGGCTGTTGAACACAGATCTGCCTGCGTATCTTTGGCGTATCAGGCACTGACGTACGCACAACGACTCGTAGGCGGGGAGAGCGGCAAGAATATCGAAGTGCGGATGCCACCATCAAACTACCATTCCGCGCTAGGGAAAAAGGGGGCGGACAAGGTGCACGCGACACGCCGGAAACTTCGTGAGTGGGCTATTGCCAAGTATCAAGCACAACGATGGAGCTCCCCCAATCAAGCCGCTCACAGCTTAATGGATGAAGTGATGGCTTATGGACGCACTATAAATGCGCACCTAATGCCTTCTAACGCCCAAAGAACGCTAGCTGAGTGGTTCAGACGCCACGACAGAGAGTGTCTTTCTAGCGGCCAGCCCGACACGCCTAGCCGCTAGACGTATCCATGTGGCCGCCACACGTCGATGACTTGCTAGGCGGTTCGCGCTGGAATGACCCCATGTTCAACAACGTGAGGTCAAGCAGCGATGCAAGCCGATATATCCCACCGAAACCCACACCACCTCATTTCCCTTCGCGGGGGCCGTCCGTGCACCCGTAATGTCGGCGGTCTGCGCGTAGCCAAGTCCGCCATCCAGACCTGGACGACGCCAGACCATCTCTAACTGCGGCCGGGCCCGGAGCATGGCTGCTGAGCGATGCACGCGCCTGGCTGGTCGATCCTGCTGCACGGCGAACCATCAACAAGGTGGGACGCCAAACCGTGGCCTATACATAGAAATCTGCAGCCGCAGCACAAGCGCCGCGCAAAGTGTAAGACAAGGTTGACGACACGAGAATCGAAACGTAAGATCCACCTAACTTTTGTCGGTGCCAGTCATCCACAAAAGTTTGGCCCCGACCTGGATTGCAGCCAGGAAGGGGCCGTGCGAGCAAACGGCGACACAGTCGCCACCGAAACCTAAGGCACAGGAGTCACGCCATGCCCCAGAAGACTAGCTCGATGCTCTCGAGCAATAGTAGCGCACCCGCACATGCGACACCAACAGGAGAATGCCCGCCCGTCGCCGAGGGCTTGAACACCATCGCCATCAAAGCGCAGTCTCTCCACGCGCTTCTCCAATTCATGGGTCTCGAACGCCAGAGCTTCCAAACCCTGAGCGATTCGCTTCAAGACGCCTACGTCCACCAAGCCAAAGATCTCGCGCGTGAAATCGCTGCTCTCGCCGAAGGGGTGTCGCAATGACCCCCTCCTCTACCCCCGCCCAACCGTCGACTGTCACAACTGCCGTTCTTAGCGACATCCGAGAAACTTCGCAGCGGTGTCGCGCGATGCTCGAGACCATCACTGGCGACGGGTTCGCCTACTTTTCGCTGCTCGACGACGAGTTGCAGGAGGCGTATCTCCATCAAGCATTCATGCTAGTGGTCGAAGTCAACCACATGGCCGGGACCACGCTGGCAGCGCAAAACGGAGGTGCTGAATGAGTGCCCCGAACGTAATCGCCCCCTTGCACTCCGCACGGCTTGGTCTGTTGCACGTACTCGCGATCCTGGATGCGGCCAACAACTTGCGCGTGAACGACATCGCCGACCTGGACATTCTCGTCGGTGCTGCGCGCGATCTGTGCGGCCGGCACCTGGAAGAAGTGGACGGCGCCATCGACGCTCTGAAGGCTGGAGGTGCCGCATGAGCAAGCGCACCGATACCGTCCTCCACATCACCCCGGCTCAATACCGGGAATATGCGGAAATCGCCAAGGCCCACGGCATGGTGCTGCGCCTGTTCGAGCAGCCGGCTCGCATCATCGGATTGGTCGGTGGCCTCGACCCCGCTGCGATCGACGCAACATCCAGTCGCGAGATCGGATCGCTTGTCGAGGCCCCCTTCCTGCTTCTCTGCTCGAGCGTCAATGCTGGCGAGGTCCGTCGGCGCGGGCGAAATCGCTATGAGTGCGATCTGAGCAAGCTGACCGATGCCGAGATGTATCGCTTCTGGCTGTTCCACGAGATCGGACACAAGGCGAACAACTACAACACGCTGTCCTATCAGTTCAAGCATTTCGGGAAAGATCCGCTCTATGCCGATACGTTGCGCCGCATGGAATATGCCAACGAAGTGCTGGCGGATAGGTGGGCTTGGTCGCAGGTATGCGACCGGCCAATGCCCCTCACTGCGCGCGGCCAGGAGCACCAGGAGGCACTGGCGGCGGAACTCGCGTACCTGGATGGGATCACCGGAGGGCCGCGCAACCACGCCAACCCCTGGCCTCATGTACAGCCGGGCCAGTATCACGCGGTGCCGCTCCGCATGCTCGCACGCAGCGACGCGGCTCTCTGGATCGGGCCTGATGTGTCGCCGGCAGTAACACGGCGGGCGCAGGAATACGAGGCAAAGGTTAAGCGGAACCCCGGACACTACCTGCCCGAATCCCTCCTTTTGAGAGACGGCGGCGGCGCAGTGCCTACCTTCGCCGCCCTGGAGGTGGACG